GAGTACATCCAGACCTTTCTGGACTGGGACGACAACGTCACGCGGATGGACGAGATCCCGCACACCTGCTCCACCAAGGAGTTGCTGGTTCATTGCCTCGCTGCCAAGAAGATCATCGACAAGTACCGAGACACGGCGCACGCGGTCACCAGCTTCTGGTCCCTGTGCAGCGAGTTGATCGAGCGCAGCCTTGCCGACGGGGAGGAGTATCGGCACAAGTGCCTGCTGTTCCGGAAGGAGGAAATTGTCTTGCCTTCTGGCTTGAGCCTGCGTTACCCTAACCTCAGACGAGAGAAGGCAGTCAAGGGTGGGAGACCGCAGTGGGTGTACGGTCCAAACGCCACCAAGCTGTACGCAGGGAAGATTACGAACAACGTGGTGCAGGGCACTGCGCGTGTTGTCATGACGGACGGCATGCTGCGCATCGCGCAGCGCTACCCGGTGGTAGGCACCGTTCATGACGAAGCGCTCGCCCTTGCGCCGGAGAAGGATGGTGCAGAGGCACTCGACTGGCTCATCAAACAGATGACTGTCGAGCCGAAGTACTTGCCGGGGATTCCTCTGGCCGCTGACGGTGGCGTTCACCGTAGGTACGGCATGGCAAAAACATAAACCAAGGAGAGCCACGATGTTGCCGAAGCAAGTGAAGGTGGGCAAGACGACCTACCGTGTTGTGCAAACCAAGCAGCCCAAGCATATCTACGGACGTATCTGGTACCAGCTTGGGACCATCGAGATCGCACCCCGTGAAGCCGACAAGATGCGCGGCACGTTCTGGCACGAGATGGTTCACGCCATCCTCAAAGACATGGACGACCCCCGCTACGACGACGAAGACTACGTCACGGCTATCGGTACGCGACTCCACAAGGCAATCGAGTCAGCGAGGTTCTAATTGAAAGCAATCCCGGTCCGATGGAGCCACTCTTCCCTCAAGGATTTTGAAGGGTGTGCGAGGCGGTACTACGAGGTGAAGGTGGCGAAGAACTACCCGTTCACCGACACCGAGGCGACGATCTACGGCAAGGAAGTACACAGCGCCATCGAGGACTACATCAAGACCGGCAAGCCCATCGATCCGAAGTACGCGCAGTTCCAGCCGGTGGTGGACGCGTTCCTGAAGAAGCCCGGACGCAGGCACGCCGAGTACGAGATGGCGCTGGACAAGAAGCTGCGCCCCTGCAACTGGGATGCGCCGCAGGCGTGGGTCCGTGGCATTGCAGACATCATCGTGATCGATGACGACAACCTCACCGCATGGATCGGGGACTGGAAGACCGGCAACAACAAGTACCCCGACCGGGATCAGCTAGTGCTGATGTCGCTGATGGCGTTCGCGCACTTCCCGCATATCCGGCGGGTCAACTCAGCGCTGCTCTTCATCGTGAAGAACGACATGGTCAAGATGCAGATGGTCAGAGAGCAAGCCGACGAGGCGTGGTGGAAGTATCGCGAACGCATCGCCAGACTGGAGGCGTCGTACAGCAACGACGTGTGGAACCCTACGCCTACACCGCTGTGCCGCTGGTGTGTTGTGCGTACCTGTGAACTCAACCCCAAACACTGAGGGACATCATGACGCAGAAGAACGGCAAGCGAGACTACAAACATGCCTACAAACTACAGAAGGCTTCGGGCGAAACAGCGGACCAAGTTGAGCGCCAACGAGCGCGTCGTGCTTATGACAAGGCGGGCATCGACCGAAGCGGCAAAGACATCGACCACGTCACACCTCTTCGCGCCGGTGGCAAAAGCACTCCGGGCAATACGCGCCTTCGCAGTCGCAAGGCTAACCAATCGGACAACGGGCGCTAAGGACGAGTGATGGAGATCGTAGCCAACAAGGCAGTGCTGATAAAAACAAGAACGCCAGAGAAGTACACCGTCATCCCCAAGTCCCGCGTAGTCGAGACGCATCCCGATGGTGGGTCCACCGTTGCGGTGTACTGGGGGCTGGACGAGATGCGGGTGCTGAAGAACCTCGGCGTCAAGAACCCGCCGTCCCCTATCGTGAGCCGATACGACTGGCCCGGTCGCTACAAGCCCATGGCCCACCAGATCGAGACGGCTGCGTTCCTCACGCTGCACAGGCGCGCCTTCTGTTTCAACGACCCCGGCACAGGCAAGACGCTCTCGGCGCTGTGGGCTGCGGACTACCTCATGAAGCTCGGCAAGGTGCGGCGTGTGCTGGTGCTGTGCCCGCTGTCGATCATGAAGAGCGCGTGGATGGACGACCTGAACAACTCCATCATCCATCGCAGCGCCATCATCGCCCACCATCCGAAAGCCACGCGGCGCATCGAGATGATTCAGGAGGGCTACGAGTTCGTCATCACCAACTACGAAGGGCTGAACCTGATCCACAAGGAAGTGGTGGCGGATGGTCGCTTCGATCTGATCATCGTGGACGAGGCGAACAAGTACAAGAACCCGCAGACGCAGCTTTGGAAGTCCTTAGCAGCGGTCATCCAGCCCGAGACATACCTGTGGATGATGACGGGTACGCCTGCATCGCAGTCGCCGGTTGATGCGTATGGACTAGCCCGCCTAGTCAACCCCACCGGGGTGCCCAAGTTCATGACGGCGTGGCGCGACAAGGTGATGAACAAGATCACGCAGTTCAAGTGGTCGCCCAAGGCCGACGCCAAGGCGACGGTACACGCAGCGTTGCAGCCCGCCATTCGATTCACCAAAGAGCAGTGCCTCGACCTGCCGCCGGTCATCGTGGAGACGCGTGACGTGCCGCTCTCGCCGCAACAGCAGAAGTACTACAAGATGCTCAAGGAGCAGATGCTGGTGCAGGCAGCCGGTGAGACGATCAGCGCAGTCAACGCCGGGGTGGCGGTCAACAAGCTCCTACAGATCAGTTGCGGTGCCGCCTACACGGATGACAAGGAGACGGTGGAGTTCGACTGCTCCCCACGCCTGAAGGTGCTGATGGAGGTGCTGGAGGAGACCGACCGGAAGATCATCCTGTTCGCGCTGTTCCGCTCCAGCATCGACACGATCTCAGCCTATCTGGAATCGCACGGTGTGAAGTGCGCCCAGATCCACGGCGGGGTGTCGGCAAGCAAGCGCGGCACGATCATCAACGACTTCCAGAGCACCGACAACATCCGCGTTCTGGTCATGCAGCCGCAGGCCACCGCCCATGGGATCACGCTAACGGCTGCCGATACGGTGGTGTTCTACGGCCCCCTGATGAGCGTCGAGATGTACCTCCAGTGCATCGCCCGTGCCGACCGCAAGGGGCAGAACGCCAAGAAGGTGACCGTCGTCCACATCCAGAGCAGCCCCATCGAGGTCAAGATGTTCAAGGCCATGGCGGGGAAGGTGGACGACCACGCCCTGCTGGTCCAGATGTTCAACGGGGAGGTGGCCGCGAAATAAACACCCCCTTGCACTGCCCCAAGATTGCTGTATGATTGTCAAACGCTGGACATATAAGACCGTCAAACAAGGAGATGATTGATGGAAGGTAACGAAAAAATTCCCATGGACAAGCTGGCTAAGGTCTACCGCAAGATCCAAGGCCGCATTCAGGAACTGACCGCCGCGTACGAATCCGAGGTCGAAGCGCTCAAGGCGCAGCAAGACCAGATCAAAACGGCGCTCAAGGATCAGATGATGGAACTGGGTCTGCGGTCGGTGAACACCACCGAAGGCACCGTCATCCTGTCCACCAAGACCCGCTACAACGCCAAGGACTGGGACGCGTTCAAGCAGTTCATCGTGGACAACGACGCCATCGACCTGCTGGAGAAGCGCATCGCCCAGACCAACATGGCTAACTTTCTGAAGGAGAACCCGGAAATCCACCCCGAGTGCGTCGATAGCTTCACCGAGTACGGCATCGCCGTGCGTAAACCCTCCAAGTAAACAAGGAACCGCCATGAGCAACGTGACTGTTTTCAATCCTGCCCAAGTCCCCTCCTTCGCCGCCAAGCGTGCGGGGGGTATGTCTGAACTCGCCAAGACTCTGGCTGGTGGCGCTGGTGCCACCGGTCCGAAGCGCATCTCGATCAAGGGCGGGGTCTTCCGCCTGATTCACGGCGGCAAGGAGATCGCCAACATCGAGGAGCGGCATCTGGATGTCGTCATCGTCAACGCCTCGAAGATCGGTCGGATCTGGTACGCCAAGACCTATGACGCCGACAACGTGGGCGGTCCCGACTGCTGGTCCCCGGATGGCGTGGCACCGTCGCCTGACGCCGCGAACAAGCAAGCCTCGCGTTGCAGCGAGTGCCCGAAGAACATCGCCGGTTCCGGTCAGGGCAACAGCCGCGCCTGCCGCTACCAGATGCGCATGGCGGTGGTTCTGGCGAACGATGTGGAAGGCGACGTGCTGCAACTGCCGCTGCCCGCTACGTCGATCTTCGGCAAGGCCGAGGGGGACAACCGCCCGGTCCAAGAGTATGCTCGCTGGCTCGCCGCGCAGAACATCGATCCCGAGATGGTTGTGACCCGGATGAAGTTCGACACCAAGTCCGAAAGCCCGAAGCTCTACTTCAAGACCCAGCGCTGGCTGAGCGATGAGGAGTACGCCACGGCGACCGAGGCGGGTCAGTCCGAGACCGCGATCAAGGCCGTCACCATGACGGTCGCCAAGGTCGATAACGTGGCTGCTGCGGCACCGCTGGCTATCGAAGGCAAGCGCCCGACCAAGGCCGCGAAGCCGCCCGTCGAAGAGGTGGTGGAAGAGGCCGAGGAGCCCGCAGTTGAGGCGGCGGCTGAGGAAGAGGTCGATACGCCGACCGTGCGTAAGGCAGCGTCGAAGAAGCCCGCCGTCGGGCAGAAGTCCAGCCTCGCTGACATGGTCAGCGACTGGGACGACGAGTAAGACGGAGAGGGGGCGCGAGCCCCCTTTTACCGATGCCATATCACCAGACCTTCGTAAACAAAGTCAAAGAGCAGCCGATGACGTTGGGTGTACGGCTAGGACGCTGGGCCATCTATCTGGATGTGCCCGTCGCCAAGATCGCCATGGCTACCGGAGCTACGCGCCAGTCCGTGTACACGTGGATGAAGGGCGGTCCGATCTTTACGGCATACCAACCAGCGGTTGAACGCGTGCTCCAGTGCATGCAGTCGTCACAGACAGGGGAAGAAGCATGGAAGAAAATCTGCACGGAATTCGGGCTAACCAACTGACCAACAAAGAACTGGCGCGCTACATCTGGGTGGTTGGCCCGGAGAAGGCGTCGCCCACGCTCATCAAGGAGTTGCTCGCGCGGTTCGAAGCAATGCTCGACGACGGCAAATAAACCTACAGGTGATCAATGAAACCGCTGGAGTTTTTAGCGGAGGTTCTGCCGTCGCCAGAACACGGGCTGTACTGCGTCGCGGAACTAAGCTCAGGCCGGAAAGAGCACGTCTTCGTATCCACCCTTGAGGAGATCAAGCCAGCCGTCAAGCGCTGGTTGAGCCAGAACAGAGACATCTACTTCGCTTTAGCGAGCTTCGACCCGAAGGTACGCGACCTGAAGCGCGGGCGCAGGAGCGCCGAGAATGCGGTTGCAATCAAGTCGATCTTCATCGACATGGACGGCTACGAGTCCAAGAAGGCGGCAGCGCTGGCGCTGAACGACTTTCTTGAGAAGACCGGGCTGGATGCGTTCCCACGTCCCTACATCGTGGCGTCGGGCGGTGGGCTGCATTGCTACTGGCCGCTGGAGCAGACCGTGGACATCACCACGTGGAAGCCCATCGCCGAGAACTTCAAGCGCCTGTGCAAGCAGGAAGGGCTGGCAATCGACCAGACGGTGACCGCCGATGCAGCGCGGGTTCTGCGTATCCCCGGCACCTTCAACAACAAGGCCAAGTACGCCGAGCCGCGCCCCGTGAAGCTGATGGTGGAGGGGGACGGGCCTATCGATTTGCTGCGCTTCGGGGCCACGGTGCGCGGGCTTCTATCCGAGGCATACGCTCCGGCGAGCAACAGCTTCGTGGCAACCAGTGTCA